GTCTCTTGAGAGATTAGCAACTGCCGGATGCTCCACCATTGTCATTTCATCAGATAGAAGTACCGTTTCACATACATCTTCCAGGTCACTCAACCCGAGGTCGTACGTTTCCATGAGCCAATCGCGGAACTCTTCGTCACTCACCAAGACGGTCTCGTTTTTAATTGTCGGCACGAGGTTGTCCAAATTCACGCCACTGATTTTCGCGGTCCAAGTAAGATCATCCAGAGACAATTTACTTTTGTCCTCCTGCACATGTCGCAGCAGAAAGAAGTCCCTCATGAAAGGGACATGTCGAAACTCATAGGCATAACTGAGGGCCTTGCCGGCGATGTATTGCGAGTTTGTTTTGTCCTCGGTGAAAAGAGCCCGTGTATTGAAGCGGCAGAGTGCTTTGCCGAGCAAAGGCACCATGCAGGGTTCCTCACGGTCACATATCAACCTACGGGATAGGAAAGTTGCATCGCCCCAGTTAAGGGGGTTCTTCGCCTTAAGCACCATTTTAAAGCGGTCAACGTGCCGGACCCATTGGCGCAAGTTTATGGCCTTGTCCATGGCAGCAAGTAAGTCGTCACCCAAAATGAGGGCGCGACCATTGGCTTTTTGTTGCTGCATGCCGGTCACAAACATTGCCCAATTGTAGTACGAGTTGCGGCAAGTGGTGAAAGTGGTGCCTGTGGGAAGTTGATTGTCCAATGTGGCCGTCAGACCATAATGTCGCGATTGAACTTTAAACCTGTTGATTCCACGTAGGAGTTCGCGCAACCAACTCGGCATGCTTATGACAGAAAGAAACTTGTCAAAAAGCAAATGCACCCGCTTGCGCTGGTGCTTGTCATTAGCCGAGTAGTCACCTTCCACGATGTGGGTGTACCTCTTGTTATCTGAGACAAAACTCGCGAGAGTTGTGTCAGTCTGCTTGTAAGCGGTCAACGTCTCAATCCCCCGGATTGGGCCGGTAGCCAACAGCGTGTTAAAACGCTCCATGGCCACCATGGCGGCAGGCCCAGTGACGGCATTAAAAACGTCGCTCCCGGCGTATATGACTCGGGGCGCCCACGAAGGGTCATTGCGTTTAATGAGCGTTTCATGCTTCACCGATAGTTCCTTGGTGCCAATGTGCTTGACGGACGTGTTGGGGATTTCGTGGTATG